ACATCTATTATTGGTAGTCAACCTAAACCAAGTCTTGTTGAATGGAGAGAACGTGTAGGTGTTGAAGAAGCTAATAGAGTAATAAAGGAGGCTACTACATTAGGAACAGCTGTTCATCTTTTATGCGAAAGATACTTATATAATTATGAATTAAGATCAAACGTAGATGGTCATGTTGGTATTGATGATGAAGCAATGAGTATCTTTAATCGTATAAGATTTTTACTTGGTAACATTAATCAGATAGTAGGATTAGAAATTCCATTATATAGTGATATATTAAAAGTTGCAGGAACCACTGATTGTGTTGCAGAGTATAATGGTGTTCTTTCAGTTATTGATTTTAAAACATCAAAGAAAGAAAAAAAAGAAGAATGGATTGAAGATTATTTTATTCAAGCATTTTTTTATGCACATGCTTTTTTTGAAATGACTGGTGCAATACCAGAACAAGTTGTGATATTAATAGCCATAAGAGATTCTTTTAATGTACAGGTATTTAAAAAACCAATAGGAGAGATGGATATCTATATAACTAAATTAGTTAAAATTATGATGAAAGACCCACAAGTAATTCAAATGGCATGATATTTGATGCTGGTGAGGCCTTCTAGTCCATCCAGCGTCACGGGTTGGGCATCATAAAAACATTGTCAGGTGGTGCCCAACCTGTACTAAAAAAGGAGAGGTAAAATGGCAGAGGATTTTAATATAGAAGATTATGATGATGATTTTGATTTTGGTTTTAATATAGTAGATGAAAGAGAAGTTACTGAACATGAAAAGGAAATAAAAGATAGAGTAGCTGTTGCCGGTAGTAATGTCGATACAAGTGGTTTAGAGGACAAATTAGATACACTAATAGAATTACGTCAAGGAGATGAATCACAACTTTCTCTTCTCCAAAAGAAACATAAAGAAGAATTGTTAAAGATTGAAAAAATGATTATGCCTTTGTTGTATAATTTGAGAAAGAATCCTGAGGATGTTTATATTAAATGGCCAAACAGGAAAGAGATTATTGATAAACAGATTAAAAAGATTGTAACCATAACAAGAGGACAATAATATGGGATGGGTAACTATAACGGATGGTGCCGAGGAAGATACTGTATGGCAATATGATAATAGTGCGACAGCTTCTGATACATATTCAGGTGCAAATGGTGAAACAGAAAATGGTATAAGAAGTTTTACTCTACCTGGTGGAACAGAACAAGAAATTTATGTAAAATGTAGAAAAGTTGGAGAAACTACGGAACGCGGTGAATTGTCTAAAACTTTTTATGATGCACTTAATGCGTAGTATTTTATTAATGAAAGGAGATTTATTATGTCTGTTATTTTAGTAGTTGCGAGTTTGGTTTTTGGTGGATATCTATATCAACCATTATGGTTCTCACACGAACCTCATCATTTTGTAAGCGAGCATAAAACGCTAGAGGAATGCCAAGTTATAAAAAACGAGGATCCGAAAAGTGTTTGCGTCGGTGAATCCCCATCCCTCTTATATACTATGAAAGGGAAGTGACGTTTTAAGACGCTTAAACGTGATTTAAGACGTTATTATTGAAAATAGATACCCAGGTATAGGGTAAATAATAACGTCTTAAATCGACGCTAAGCGTGTCTGTAAGTACTTGTTTTTAAAGGGTTTATAGACAATCAATTATAATTCCTTTAAAAGCAATGACTTACCACTGATATACTTCCTTATATCTCAATACAATATATAGTATAATAGTAGTTATAATTATGAGAGTAGAATACCACAAAAAAGATAAGATTATTATTCGTGAAGATCAGAAAACGCGTGACTTATATATAATAGATCATGGTCAATGTGAAGTAATAAAGAATGAAGAAGTTATTGCCACATTAGGTAAAAACGAGGTATTTGGAGAATTGGGTTGGTTAGAGAATTTACCAAGGAGTGCTACTGTAAAGGCTATAACCGATTGTACTTTGAAAGTAATTCCAGCAGGAGAAGCAGATAAGTTTATTACGCAAAATCCTTCGGCATTAATGCCATTATTGAGAGTAGTTTGTCATAGGTTACAAAATACGTTACAGTTTATAAACAAAATTCAATAAAGGGAGATAAGATGGACACAGTTATACCTTTTCCCCGTCGCAAGATGGATAAAGTTAAAAAACAAATCTATCAAAATGTTATTGATTCTTTATGCTTAGCAGATAATTATCGAACTGTAGAACACTTGATTCCAGATGAAGATGATGATAAAATTCTAGAAGAAATGACACATAAATTAGTATCGTTATTAAGAAAAGATAAAGTAGAATATAAAGATGTTCCAAATGTAGGAAAATTTCCAGTAGATAGTAGAGTAGTACATTTTGACGACATTAAATTTTGATTAAGGAGATTAAATTATGAAACGCCTTTTTAGAGTAGGTAAAGAATATTTTGAGAAAAAAACTGATGCAAAGGTGTATCGGAATGAATTGGAAGGTTATAAACCGGTCATTGATAAAAAGACTGGAAAATATCCACCTCATAATTGGAAGTATCAAATTAAAAGAGGACCGGACCATTGGAAGGGATCAAGTAAATAATGTTTCCTATTTTTGGATTAACTAATGTAGAAACAGGAGAACCTATGTTAATTGGTATATCTGGTAAGGCCCAAAGTGGTAAAGACACACTTGGTAAATTCTTGTGTGATGAATATAAGTGTTTGCATTATTATTTCGCGAAGCCTCTTAAAGAGGGAGCAAAGGTCATGTTTAATTTAACTGATGACCAAATTGCAAACAAAGAAGTTCCTATAGAGCCTTGGGGAATTTCCCCAAGAAAAATCTATCAGTTACTTGGTACAGAGGTGGGTCGTGGTATTGACCCTGCTATTTGGATTAAGAACGCTGAGATGTTTATTAAAAGTGTTCCGGGTCGTACTGTTGTGATTACTGATTGTAGGTTTGATAATGAAGCTATTTTTATACGAAATAGAGGTGGTGTTGTTATAAATATTGTGAGAGATCAACAAGATATTTATGAGAATAAACATTCAAGTGAAGGTGGTTTAGAAGAAAAGAATATTGATTTTACTATTTACAATAATGGTACAATAGAAGATATGTGTAATGAAGTTGTATATGGGATTCAGAAGGCCAATTTAGTAGGATGCTAAAAAATTGCTGTATAATTTTATTGTGAAAGTTTTTTTGGACGGGGGTTCGATTCCCCCCACCTCCACCATATCTAGATGCGGGCTACAATTAGAAACTAATTGTGATAACTGAAGGATCCGTGACTCCTCAGGTTAACGATATGGTTTAATAAGACGAAGATAAAGGGCAGTCAAATAGGGGGGTGACCAGGTTTCGACAGGAGAATGGAAACTATAAGACAGCACCGAGAAGAATGATGGCTCGGTTATCAATCATTCAAACTATAACCGCTAACGATTACGACTTAGCGCTTGCTGCTTAATTATTAGTAGCGGGGTTCGAGGGTACCTGTCAACAGAAACCCTCACCAAATTATTATATAATTGGAGGTAAAAAAAGTGACAAAACTTGGAATTGTAACTTTAACTGTATTTGTAACTTGTATAGTTTTGGCATTTGCAGTAACAGTTCATAAAGCAGGATATAAACACGGCCAAACAGATATGTGTTTTGAAATAGGACATGAAACTGATTTTGATCCTTTGACTATTAGAACTTGTAAAAAAATTAAAATAGAATTAACAGAATGATTTACGTTGATACTAAACGGAGGGGACAAATGGAACAATTAACTAAAAATTTTAATTTGAGCGAATTCATTTGTCATTGTGGTTGTGGTAGTGATTATATTAATCGTGATTTGGTTGATCTGTTACAACAGGTCAGAGATCATATGCCTATGCAGAACACAATGACCGTTACTAGTGGTGTAAGATGTGAAAAACATAATAATAGAATTGGTGGTAGTTTAACCTCTAGTCATATTGATGGAGTTGCGGTAGATTTAAAGTGTGAAACTGGTGCTTTTCGTCAACAGTTGCTCAGAGAGGTATTTAAACATTTTAATAGAGTTGGTATTGCGAAGAACTTTATCCATGTAGATATTGACCCGGCAAAAGTACCGTCAGTCTGGATGTATTAGGGGTAACTTCTTCCTTGTATTATATGACAGAATTTGTTATAATGTATATAACAATTAGGGATTCATCTAGTAATAGATGATGTATGTGAAGTGAAGTTTTTAATAATTTTTTAGGAGTCAAGTGAATGAGTACTAAACATGGCATGCCGAAAGTCGGCCGAAGGAACGCACGTAAGATCACCAGGACTGAAGCCGAATTGACCGGTCTTCCGCGTTGGGTTCAAATGTATACTAGCCCAGCAACGGGTGAAGTATCTTTCAAGAACGCTGACATTGTTGGTGGTGCGCGAGCAGTAAGTTCTATTCGTAATAAGTTGAATAAGTTTTATTCTGCGTAAGCGAAGGACAGAAACACAAAGGGGGATGGGTAACTGTCCCCCTTTTTATCTTTTTAACTAAGAGGATAAAATGAAACAATCTCAATACAATTTAATGTTTTTGATTTTTTTCTTTGTTACTTCACTTTGTTTATGGAAAGTAGATAATGGTGTACAACAAGCTTTGAATGAAGTGGATATGTTACTCCCTTATGAAATTCTAGAAGAGGATAATAGAGTTCTCAAACAAATTAATCCTAAACCACATTTGATTAATCAAACTCTTGAACTTTCAAGTGAGGAAAGAAATTGTCTTTCTTTAAATGTTTATTGGGAGGCGAGGAATCAAGATATACCTGGTCAAATAGCAGTTGCTTTTGTAACTATAAATAGAAAGTTAAACAAATATTTTAAAGATGATGTTTGTGAAGTAGTAAAACAGGGTTATAGAAAAACACATGGGTCGTGTGCTTTTTCATGGTTTTGTGATGGTCTACCAGATAGACCAAAAGAAAGAAAGGCATGGGAGAAGGCTCAACAGGTTTCAGAATGGACAATAGAAAATTATTATAGTCATTCTGAAATATATGAGGATAAGCCAACTCATTATCATGCTGTTTATATTAAAAAGCCTTGGTGGACAAAACATATGAAACGAATAACACAAATTGGAGATCACATATTCTACTCGGGAGTTTAAATGGCTAATGAATCGAAACCACCTACAAATCCAAGTATAACACCGGAAGACCATGATATATTTTTATTCATGGGTCCTGTAACTGATGAAGCGTGCAAAGATTTAGTTGCATTTATTTTAGTACAAAATACAATACATCCACGACCAAAACAATTGAAATTGATAATCAATTCGGTGGGTGGTGAATTAAATGCAGCTTTTGCTGTTATTGATATAATAAGAGGTAGTCCGATACCAATTCATACGATAGGATTGGGTTGTGTTGCTTCAGCAGCATTCTTAATATTTATTTCAGGTGAAAAGGGACATAGAATATTGACACCAAATACTTCTATAATGAGTCATCAATATACATGGGGAATGTATGGTAAGGAACATGAATTATTTTCTACTGTTAAAGAATATGAATTAACTACAGAGAGAGTAATTAAACATTATAAGAAGTGTACAAATTTAAAGGAAAAACAAATAAGACAATATTTATTACCACCACATGATGTTTGGTTAAGTGCTAAACAGGCAAAGAAACTTGGGATATGTGATAAGATAAAGGATATTAAATAATGTCAATTGATATTTCTTTAGATATAGAAAAAATAGTTAGTGAGAAGAAAATTACATATATGGAAGCTGTTTTACTCTATACTGAAGATATAGATGGTGAAATAGAGATGGTTTCTAAACTACTAAATAAGTCTATAAAAGATAAAATAGAATATGAGGCTCAAGAGCTGAATATGTTAAAGAAAACAGGAAAACTTCCATTATAGAAAGGAGAGATGTTGGAAGATATAGTATGATACTTAATAATATAATAATATAACGTAATAAGGAGTAATAAGTATGGCTAGTTTTAAAGATTTAAAGAAAAATCGTATGTCTAATTTGGAATCTCTTTCCAAACAAGTTGAGAAACTTGCAGAAAAACCTTCCTATGGTGATGACCGTATTTGGAAATGTGAACGTGATAAATCTGGTAATGGTTATGCCGTGATTCGTTTCCTTCCCGCCACTGCAGATGAAGATACACCTTGGGTACAACTTTGGTCACACGGATTCAAAGGTCCGGGTGGATGGTATATCGAAAACTCTTTAACCACTCTTGGTAAAGATGATCCAGTTTCTAAAGCTAATACATCTTTGTGGAACTCTGGTATTGATTCTGATAAGGATTTAGCCCGAGCTCGTAAACGAAAATTAAGCTATTATTCTAATATTCTTGTATTAGAGGATAGTGCTAATAAAGAGAATGAAGGTAAAGTATTTCTCTTTCGTTACGGAAAGAAAATCTTTGAGAAGATTACGGGTGTTATGAATCCGGAGTTCAAAGATGAAACCCCGTTGAATCCTTTTGATTTCTGGGAAGGTGCAGATTTCAAAATTAAGATTCGTCAGGTAGATGGGTATGTGAATTATGATAAGTCTGAATTTGCAAATCCATCAAAACTACATGATGGTGATGATGATAAATGTGAGGAAGTTTGGAAACAACAGTATCCATTATTAGAGTTAGTAAGTGCTGATAATTTTAAACCTTATCAGGAACTTGAAGCTCGTTTTCATACTGTTATTGCTCATCAAGGAGATGAGTTTGTTGGTAGTATTGAGGAGAGTACTGGTGATCCAGTTGCTTCTGTAGATGCACCTGAAACAGATTCAGATAACTTGGAGTATTTTAAGAAGTTGGCTGAACAGTAAGTCCTGAGGGAAGGCATTTGCCTTGAAGGGGTGGAGAAAGAGGATCTGGTTAATTCCAGGTCCTCTTTTTTTTATGTTGCTTCATTTAACTCGGGTTGAGGATTGACGGTTTGTCGGTGTGTTGTAATAGAATGTGGAGAATTATTAACAGTATCTCCTCCTTTGTTTATTATTGTAGGAGGAACAGCACCCCCTTGACCATTTGCTGCTCTATTGATTATACCAGAATCGGCTTGTAATTGAGCTACTTGTATTCCACTTTTATTTTTATTAAACGACATATGTACATGATCTGATTCTGGAACTAATGTAGCACCCGGAAAAGCTCCTTTAAGTGTTGTTTCTAATCCACTAAAATTCTTTTTACTAAATGGATGTGGATAACTAAAATCTATTGCATTGCCATGTTCATGTTGTGACATCATACCACCTGCACGTAATGCATCTATTGCTCGTTGTCTTTCTTCTGATCCAGGTGCAGAATCTAAAGCAATACCTTGTTTAGTTAATAAGTCTCGCCATTTTTTCTTATATTTCCTCATACCATCTTTTGAATGGAGCATTGCGTCATCACCCGCTTCTCTTGATCTCGCACCAGAAGTCATTCTCATTCCACCAAACATTTTAGCAAGAAGATTTGTTTTCTGTTTTGCGTCACCTGATAAGTTATCAAAGCCTGCTTGACCTGTTCCACTAATGTCTACATTTAGTAGTTTAGACTGTTCCATCTTAACAGCCATGTCTTTAATTAGTTTCTTTTCTTTTTTCTTGTTTTGTAATTCTTGTTCGGTAATTTGATCGTTAAGACGAGATACTTGTGCTCGTTTGGTTGCCATTTTTGAACCAACATCACCAGCTGTTCCAAATTTACCTATAGTACCCGTTTTCAATCTGGCCAATCTCATTGACTCATTTTCCAGAGCCTCTAACTCACCTTCAGCAAAATCTCTTTTCTTTTCGAGGTCTTTATAATGTTTTGCTCCACCTTCTTCTTCGTCTTTCAATTCGTCTAAAGTTTTTAAAGGTGGTGGCTCTGTTTCAACAGTACCCGCTAATTTATCTGCAAGACTATTCAGCCCAATTCCACGGAGTGCATCAACTGCCATATTTTTAGCACCCTTCATAACACTTTTCAAAATCCCCATAAGGTCTTTCATAGCATCTTTCATATATTTGAATGCAGCATCTGCTCCTGAAGATATCTCATCCCAATAAGAATATACTATAGCACCGACAGCGAGACCCGCAAGTAATCCCCAACCAAGTGGACCCATAGTCATTAATGGCATTATTAATGCTGAGCCGACTCTAAGAAGGAATCCTTTACTTTTAAAGAACATACCTTTGACGGCATTCCAGATGCCTTTTTGTTGTTTTACAAATTTTCCGGATTTAGGATCTCTTTTAGGGCCACCTTTTGGTTTTTTATCCGTTGTCTTACCATCAACTGGTGCTTTATCACCTCCACCTCCAGGGGCAAAGCCACCAGGAACTTTATAGGGCATTCCTAATGCACCAGCAACGATATTTACTAATCCACCACCGGCGAAAAGAAGTCCTCTAAATGCTAGTCGTAGTGGCCAAGTGAGAAATTTTCCAACCCAACTCTTGCCAAAAATTTTACCAATTGCAAATGCTCCAACTGCTGCTGTAACTAACGCAGTAGTAAATTCTATGGCCTTATCCTTAATACTGTCTACACCTTCCTTTAGGTCTTTTTCATCTTTTTTTGCTTCTTTAAATATACCACCTTCAATTCCAAATAATCCTGCTATCCAGTTTATAAGAATTTTACCTGTATCAGCGAAAAATTTACCTATAGATTTAAATGATTCTCCTACAGCCTCAATTTTTTCTTTCGTGGTCATTTCACTCCAACCTTCAAAGCTGGCTTTAATATCCACAAACATTGTTTCTATAGCTTTCCAGAATTTTATTAAACCTTTTACTGTTTCTGGTAATAAAGTGTTTTTTGACCATTCCCAAAGCCATACCGCAATTGGTGCTAATACATCATACATTGCTTTTAAGGCACCTTTTAAAGATTTCCACATTTCTTTCAGCTGTTTCATGTCTAATTGAGAAAATAACGCAATCATACCAACGCCTAAAAGAGTCGTAAGAATTTTAGAATATTTCAACATCATCTTCTTAATATTGGCAATGAAACCTGTTTTACCATCTTTGTCACCAATAGTAGATTTGAACATAGCTTTTAATTCATCAATTAATGCACGATCAGCCGCTTTTTTCTCTTTGATTTCTTCTACATTTTTTTCAGGAGGTTTACCGAGGATTTTTGATTGTTCTTTAATGGCTTCATTGATTTTTTGCAGAGCTTTTAAATTCTCTTTCTCAAAACCTATTCCTTCTTGGTGTCTTTTTTCTTCTGGTGTGGCCATTAGTAATTACCCTTGTTGCATTTGTTGTTGTTTATTTCTTTCATTTTCTTCTTCTATCCATTTCATTAATAACAATAAATAGATTTCACGTTCCCATGGAATTAAATTTTCTACCTCAGTTACCGACCATTTATGATGATGCATCAAACTAAAATTGGTTTGGTAATAATTAGTTACCGATTCGGAACCAAGGCTTACACGAAAAAAGATCCTAGACCCTCCAGGGTCTTTTCACTTTTCCATCCACACATACTAGCCTTTTTTGATTTACCATTTTTGTTCGTACATTTTAATTCAAATGTATGTTTTAATACTGGAATTGTATCAAAGAATTTTTGAATCTTAGTAAATGAGTTATCAGGTAAAGATTCTAAAAATTTATCTAGTTCTTCTCGCGTGTGATCTTTTGTTGAATATACTGTTTCTTTATCCCATATAGATTCAATACAAGAAGAAATTGTATTGAAAATATTTTCTACATCTGTTTGGTCTTGTTTAATAGTCTTTTGTATTTGCATTGAAGGATAACTCATCATTACACCAACATCATCTGATAATGGTATTTTATTAGTATGTCCTTCAGTTCGTTGTATGTTTATTGTTGATAAATCAATTTGTACTGGAATTTGTTTTTTACATTTATCACATTCAAATGACATATCAACCATTTCACCTTTTGATTTACTTCTTAATTGTAAAAAGATATACTCAATGTCAAACATTGGCATACTTTCGATATCAAGTGTGTTATCTACACAATTTCCAATAATATTTTTAATTGCGGTTGTCATTTGTTCTTCATCATCACTTTCCATCGCAATTAATAGAATCTTTTCTTCTTTAACTAAAAAAGGTCTAAAACTTACTTCTTTATTCGTTGACGGAATTGTTAATTTATATTTTGGTACTGTTATTACTGGTAATCCCATTTCATTCACTCCTATATAAAATGATGTTTATAATTATACTTTTTTAGACCGGTATACCATTAGTAAAACCTGTAAATGTTGCTGGTAGAGCGGCTCTTTCTTGTTTTATTATATTTGACATTTTTGGCAATGTTAATTTTGTGAACGGACTGTCTAATGTGACATCAAATTCTTTTAGTGCATTCATAGCACCAAAACTGTCTGACAATAAACCACCTGCTCTTTCCTTTTGACTTTTCTTGAGATAATCTGTATAGACAGCCTTACGAAACATAATGTCCGTTGACATTTTTTGAATACTTCCAGCTGTTTCGTGACCAAGTTGTAAATCTGATATTGATTTAGGATAGGCATCAACTAATTTACATTGCTGCATAACTCTTAAATCATCTCCAAATGTTCGATTCCATTCATCAGAGGGTTCATCGGTACCTTTTTCCATTCGTGATAATTGATATATTGTTATAGTTGATACATATTCTTCATAATATTTTAGACGACCTACATCTCCAGGATTTATATGATCTAACCAATCTTTAAAGAAATTAAATTCAAACATTTGATCGCTCAGATAAAAACCCATAGTGCATGTATTATTAAGTTTTTCATAAACATATTCTCTTTTTAAACCATATGTTTTATGTTCTTTAGTGGCCATTACAAAACCTGGCATATTTACAGTTTCACAATTGAGAAACAAATTTTGTAGTGCAGCAGAACTATACTTAGGAAGCATAGGTGGTGGAGGAGAAATGATAACACTATATAAATAAGGTCGTGAAAATAGATTACTTTGTCTAACATTAGCCATCATTCTGCTTACACTATTGTTAGGTGTTTTAGTCGGGGCAGGGAATTTCTTACTATCACCAAGTTTACGAGTATTACCAGTTCCAAAAGGAATATTAAACCCGAGATTTACTCCGCCAACTTTCCATCTTCCGCCTATGTTAAATGCCATTTAATTACTCCCTGATTTTCTCATTTCTTTTAATGAGTTTTTCCAAACTCTTTCTGAAGCGTATTTTCCAAATGTAGATGTAACAAAATGCTCTACTTTTGGTTTTTCTAAAAGACCTCGCCAATCTTCTTTATTTATTCTTAGTATCTTTCCACCTCTTATATTTTTAATTATATAGTGTCGATAACATATTTTTGCTGGTCTAAATTTTCTCATAGTAAATAAAAGACCTCTAAAAAACTTAGCAAATGCTACTGGAGAACGATGCAAGTCTGGACTAAGTTTTTCTAATTCATCTAATAGTGGTATTCGCATATCTGGAGGTAAATAATGAAAGTCTAGACCACGAAAAAGACTATCACCACCAGAAGATCCTCCTTCAGCTAATTCTGATTCTACAGCTGATGCTTTTAGCTTTCCACGTACACCTTTAGCTTTTGGTACTTTACCTAATGAAAATACTAATGGAAATACATTGTAAAATTCATTTGGTTTATGTGTAACATATTTGAAGAAATAAAATTTAGAGGAGTAAATTCGTGTTACTCTCTTCCCTGATATTTTATGAATCCCTGCATCTATAGTTTCCATGTATATATTTATAAGAGTTTTTTATATTTTTTAGATGGAATGCCTAGTTCCTTTTCAGTTAAAATAATGAACTCCATACCACGTTTTTCTGCCCATTTACGAGCAGCCTTCCATTTAGCTTGATTCATTATAAATGATTTGAGTTTTTTGACATATCCTGGTGTTTGTTTTTTAGGTTTTCGGGGTGGTTTACATTGAACTGCAGGTTTTACTTCAACTATGTATTTTTTATAATCACCAGTAATTGATTTGACTTTCACATAGAAATCTACAAAATATCGTCTGGTTTTCTTCTCAGCAGGATTATAATAAGGTATGATAACATTCTCTGAACCCCATTCAATCACGTTTGGATGAGTGTCTAAATACTTCATATATTTTAATTCCCATGAAGAGCGATATTCACATTCTTGAAGATTCGCCACATATTTTTCTTTATTCTGTATTATATAACGACCAACTCTAGGATATTTTTTCATATAACTCTTATAAATATATTATATTAGGTATTTATAACACGGGAGAATAAGTATGGCCACGTTTATGGAAAGTTCAGGAGGTTTCACAAGTGAAGTTCCACCTCTTATGGATAAAAGCCGAGCGCGAATGGATCAGTTAACTGAACAGGCCTCTAAGCCAGATAAGGTTGGTGGAATTGAAACATATAGATATCCTCTTAATATTGATAATTTCAATACTGACAATGATGCACCGGTAGTTTATGAATGTGTCCATTTTACAGCTATTAAACAAGGTGGTATTTCTTTTGAAGATACAGCAAGAGAAAAGAGTGCCCAGGCCGCGATTACAAATCAAATAGATAATACATCAGGTAAGGGTGCATCTAATAAGTGGTTTGCTGATAAGAATATCAAAGAAATGTCTGGTTCTTATGTACATCCCGCGACGAAGAAGCTTCTAGAAGCAAAGGCTAAGCTAAATCAACAAGATACTGAAAATTCAGAAAGAAGTACAGCAGAAAAGGGATGGGAGGAGATGAAAAGTGGCCTAAACACAATGGGCACGATGTTTCAGACTCAGAAGAAACAAGTTCAATCTGATCCAGAAAGTTTAGCACATTGTTTTTTATATATGCCTGCTTCTGTACAGGAGGGATTAGGTGCTTCATGGGGAGTAGAATCACTTGGTGCCGTGGGACACGCTGTACATCAAGGTATTCGTGGTGGTAATGTTGATGATATTATGAAAAATTTTACTGGGGGAGCTATCTCTGATCTTGCCAAAAGTGTTGCTTTAGCAGCTGGTGCGACAGCTGGTGCATTTTTAGCTAAAAATGCTGTGATAGGTGCTTTAGGTGCAGCAGCAATGTTTGGAGGTGTCGGTGCTGGCTTACAAATGGCAGGAAGATTTACACAAAATCCTTTTGAGGAACAATTATTTAATGGAATAGGATTTAGAGAATTTCAATTTGATTTTGCATTTGTACCTCGTAATGAAACAGAAGGTATGCAAATTGCTGAAATTATTAAAATGTTTCGACTTAATTCCAGACCAAATTTTGTTAATGGGTTTATGGGACAAGGTCTTTATACTTTTCCTAATGAATTTGCAATTGAATTTATGAAGAATGATGGTGGTGGATCATTTGTACGGAATAAGAGTCTTCCAAAACTATATAATTGTGTTTGTACTAATGTTCAAACAAATTATACACCAGAAGGATTTTGGACAGCTTTGAGAGATGGAACACCAGTGTCATATGGATTAACTCTTGCATTTACAGAAACTAAAAAGATTACTCAAGAAGATGTACTAAAGGATTACTAATATGGCATATTTTAAATATTTTAAGAAAATTTCTTATGATGTTCGAGGATCACAGGATCGGCTTGAGATTGATACTGTAACGAATATACTTCAACGAGTTCGTTTAAGACTAGATGGTATTAAATATCGTTCATTCTTTGCACAACATACAATCCATGACGGTGAAACTCCAGAATATTTAGCACATCAATATTATGGTGATTCAGAGTTGCATTGGATTATTTTATATGCACACCAGGCAACTAATCCATATTATGATTGGCCATTAAAATACCATGATTTAAAAAAGTTTGTTGATAAAAAATATGGAGAGAAAACATATGACCCACATCATTATGAAGATGATGAAGGTTATGTAGTAGATGAAGAATATTTTGACAGGGACTTAATGTCTTGGGTACCAACGCCTGGAACTACAGCTGTTACTAATTTTGAATATGAAGAAAAAATGAATGATAATAAAAGACAGTTGATGATTATTAGACAAGAATTTATTGGTGGGATTGTCAAAGAATTTAAAATGTTATTGAAATAGGTTAGTTATGGCAGAAAAACAAATAGAAGCCACAGAACTTTATATTGAAGCGATGGAGTTGCAAACTCCGTCTGCCACAATACCCTTACAAGATAAGTGTATTGTATTTAATTTGTATGAAAATATGTTTCAAGATGCAGTTACCGCAGATATGATGGTAAATGATTCTGTTAATCTTCCCCAAAAAGCTCCTTTACTCGGTGAGGAGTATCTTAATCTTATACTTTCTAATAGATCAACGGGTGGTGAAGAAACTTCCGTGATACCAGGTGATATGTATGTTACATCTATAAGTGATCGTTATCTTACTAAAGATAGACAACAAATGTATATGATACATTTTACATCTGAAGCAAGTATGGTTAATGCTAATACATCTGTTAGTCAATCTTTTCGTGGAAAGAAAATTAGTGACATTGTTAATACAATATTAGATGACTATCTGTTTTCTGATAATGAGTTTGTAGTAGAAGAAACTGAAGGGGTTGAAAATATTGTAATACCTAATTGGAAACCATTTAAAGCACTTAATTGGTTAGCTAAAAGAGCTGTTAATAAAAGAGGTGTACCTAATTTTTTATTTTTTGAATCTAGTGGTGTTACATATTTTAAAAGTGTTGATAGTTTAATGAAGGTTGAACCTAATGATGAGAACAAGCTACAAAAATTTATATTTTCTCATATTTTTTCAAAAGATAAAATTCTTGATGAATTAGTGCAAGGGAGAACACATTGTACAAGTTTGGAAGTTCTTCATCAATATAATACAATGAGAAATACTAATAAGGGTTATTATGCATCTAAATTAATTACACACGATATTGTAAAAAAGGAAATTAAAGAACATACATACAATTTAATGATGGCATTTGATCCGTTTATTACTCATACAGATATATATATGCCTGTAAGTCCGTCTGATACTACCTATCAAGTACAAGATAGAAATAGTTTTGCTCCAGATGGTATTGTTGGAAAGCCTGGTGAAAAGATGCAATCATTTTATGATAGTAACGTAATGTTTTATCCAAAACATGATAGACTGTATTCAAAAACTAAGAGTGATGATTATGATAATAAGGTAGAGGAATGGAAATTAAGAAGAAATACTTTAATACTTGGATTAGGTCAAATTAAATTATGTTTAGAATTTCCTGGCCTATCATATTTACGAGTCGGTCAGATGATTGATTTAGTTGTACCATCACCAGAAAAAGTAATAGAACATAAAGCTGGTAAGATTAAAAATATGGAAGATTTAGTTGATAAATATTTGTCTGGTCTTTATATGATTGTAGCAATAAAACATTCTGTTAGTATGGTAGATGAACAAAAGTATGAGTATACAATGATGGTAGATGTTGTTAAAGATGCGTTACCTGAAGCACCAATATATTATGATGGTAATACGAAGAAGGGTGGGTAATATGGAACAACTTATATTTTGGCAGGGAGTTGTCGAACATAGGATAGACCCTTTAATGTTGGGTCGGTGTCGTGTTCGCGTTCTTGGTTCTCATACTGATGATAAAGAATTGATACCAACTGAAGATTTACCTTGGGCTTATCCATGTCAATCAATTACATCTGCGGCTATGAGTGGTGTTGGTCATACACCTATGGGTCCTGTAGAAGGGACATGGGTATTTGGTTTTTGGCGTGATGGAGAAAGTCAACAAGAACCTGTAATGATAGGAACATTTGGTGGTATACCACAAATGGTTGCAACTCCTTCTTTAGGTTTCAATGACCCAAAGGGAAGATATCCATTACAAACTGAATTTGAAAAAGAAGAAGATGGTACATTAACTGGTAAACCCGATACTAATTCTTTAGCACGCGGAGATGGTAAATTTCCTGTTGGTCCAAAGAACGGTGAACAACATACTTCTCTTGCGAATAAAAGAGCAGGAAGAGAGATAGGTGTACCAACAGCTGTAGCGGCAGAAATGAAAGAAAGTATTGGTAAGTCTGGTAAGTCGCACTTGTATGAGAAAACTCCTTGGAATGAGCCTAATCCACGTTATGGTGGAGTAACTGATAGTGATACTGAATATGATGCATCATATGACCATGAAGAAGCACTATCTTCACAATATCCACATAATCATGTAAGAGCAGGTGAATCAGGTCATATTGAAGAATGGGATGATACATCAGGTGCAGAACGATTACATAGATACCATATGGCAGGTACATTTGAAGAAATACAAGCAGATGGTACAAGAATTGTTAAAGTTGTTGGTAGTGATTATGAGATAGTGGCCGGTGTTAAGAATGTATCAATAACCGGCGAGTGTAATGTAACTATTCAAGGTGATTGTCGTATGCAATATAATGGTGATTTAGTACAAGAAGTATATGGTGATTATCATATAAATGTATGGGGTGATATGAGAACAAAGATTAAGGGTAATGAAGCACGTGAAGTTATTAATAATCGAAAAACTATTATTAATATGGATGATGATCTTCTTATAGGTAAAGATGCTTTGTGGAATGTAGGAATAGATCAAATGATTGATGTTGGTGGAACATTAGTTTATACAGTAAATGATGATACTCAAATGTTCTTACTTGGATCGGGAAATAATATAACTTCTGCTGGATCGTTAGGCATTGCATCAGCTACGAATCTTGATCTTAATGCGGCACTAAATCTTGGCATATCATGTGGTATTAATATGGATATAACTAGTGTTGGGATTATGACACTTGATAATATATCTATGATAACAAGGACGACTGGTGTTAATTGGATTACGAATTTAATATCTGTTCATAATTCATCAACATTGCATAAGATAACAGGTCTACCGATTATGTTGAACTAAGGAGAATATATGCCTTGTGGAATTGATTTTAATTTAAGTAGTTTTAAAAGTATGGCAATAAGTCAGGCAAGTAGCTTGATTGGTTTAGCTGGTACTATTGGAACACCATTCGGGGTACTGGCTAATATTGCTCAGGTTCAAGCTACTGTAGCAGCTATGAAAGGTAACTTATTAAGTATGTTACCGATTGGTCAACTTGGAGATATAGCTGCTCTCGCATCAGGTGGTTTAAGAGATCAGTTAGGAGCATTGGCTAATATGGTGCCAGGTTCTGGTGCTGCCTTATCAAAACTTACTGATATTGCTTCTGAATTTACTGGTATTACTAATTTATCAGGGTTTGCTAATATTGATTTAAATGATATTACTAATTCTGTTTTTTCATTATCTGGATCATTTGATCCGTGTAGTATTAGTATACCGAATGTTTTTACAGATGGTGCGGGTGATTTACAATCATTAGCTAGTTCAGTATTAGGAATAGGTAAGACTGATCTTGCAATAGATACTACATTCATGCAAGAAGCAACAAGTGGTTTATTTAGTGCTCTTGATAATAATGTTGACATTGGTTTTGGTTTGGGTGAATTTACTACGGGTCTTGGAGATATATCTAGTGGTATTGGAGGTTTTACTAGTGGTCTTGGAGGTATAACAAGTCAACTTACTAGTGGTATGGGTGATTTGACTAGTCAAATTGCTGGTGGTATCAATGTTGCTGATATGACAAGTGCTGCAACGAACATGACAAGTGTATTTAATGATGTAACAACCGGTTTACCACGAGCACTTAATACTATGGAAATAGGTAATACAATATCTAATTTACAAAAAAATATAATGCCATCTGTTAGTGGTATGGGTGATATAATACAAAGTTTGCCAGATGGTTCACAAATATTGAGAACAAAAGCTATGTTACAAACGGAAATGATGGATAACATTGCTATATTAACGGAGGCTTAATAGTATGCCAATTCCTTGGAGTACTGAATATCCAACACCAAACTTTGATCCAAATAGTTTTGGAGCAGAATTACAGCATGTAAAAAATATATACGGGTTTTTATTAACCGATATGGCATATTTCAATCCGTTAGCGGATGATATTGCTACAATGTTAGCTCGTATAGATGCTGTTCAGGCATTATTAGCAACAGAGATGTCTGCAAGTGTAGCAGATGCTAATGCGTTTACTGCATATGCTGTTGGTGGTGGTGCAAATTTACCACAAGGGTGGATTGACGCAACTAATGATAGTGTAGTTGGATATACAAGCGTTGATATGCAAGCTGTGGCTAGTACGGTTGAAGCTTATTATCAAGCTTGTGTATTAACAAATAATAA